AACCAAGAATGGGTACCATATTATATTACAGGACACGTTTCAACAACAACACTAACAGAAGGTTCAAACTTATATTACACACAAGGAAGATTTGATACTGCTTTTGGAAATAAAAACACAGACAACTTAAACGAAGGTACAACAAATTTATACTATACCGATGCAAGAGCAGATGCAAGAATAGGTCTCGCATCAATAAATGATTTATCTGATGTCACAACTTCATCGCCAAATCAAGGTGAAGTATTATCATGGACAGGATCAAACTGGTCACATGGTGTTACAAGTGTAGTACCAACTTTAAATGTTTTTCATGCACCAGCATCAGCACCATTTTCAACTGCTAACCAAACTCATACAGCTACAGGCGATACTGCAATTACAAAAGATTTTGATGTAAAATATTCAAACAGTAAAATTAGTATTGATGTACATATTCCACTAACACTTACAGGTGGTGGTCCAACAGATTTCTTACAGTTAACTCTTTACAGAGTAATCAGTGGTGTTGAAACACAACTTGCCGTTTGGGGTGCAAAAAACGATTCTGAATATGTTGCAAATATTAGTACATATGATGAGCCAGCAACTTCAGGTACAGTAACTTACAAAGTAAAAATTGATAACATTGGTGGCACACTTACAATAAATCCAACTGCTTGGTATTCTAATCCAAGAGTTAAAATGAGAATTGAAGAACTTGCAACTGATGTTGCATCAAAATTAATTTTACAATCTGATTCATCAAAATCATACTGGGACGCAGGTTCAAAAACAATACAAAATTTATCAGCTCCAGTTAATCAAAACGATGCTGTTAATAAATCATCAATGGAAAGTTATGTGACTGCAACACTTTCAGCTAAAGATGAACTAAATGAATTAAGTGATGTTTCAGTTTCAGGTGCTGTATCAGGACAAGTTTTAAAATATGATGGTATACAATGGACAGCACAAACTGATACAACGTTAGCAGATACAAATGCGTTACCAGAAGGATCATCAAATCTTTACTTTCAAACAGATAGAGCAAGAGCGGCAATATCAGTAGCAGGCGATTTAACTTATGATTCTAGTACAGGTATTATATCAACACAAGGATTAGCATCTTCAACAACAGATGATTTGTCAGAAGGTTCAACAAACAAATACTTTACTGAAGCTAGAGTACTTGCTACATTTAATAGTCCACAAACTATTGGACAAGGTGGTGATACACTAACAATTGGTGGGGATTTAGCTGTTACTGGAAACTTTACTGTAACTGGAGAAGTTACACAGGTTGATATTGTTAACTTATCAGTTGAAGATAACATGATTGAACTTAATAACTTTGATGATCAAACACAACAAAATAATAACGATGCAGGATTATATATCAAAAGAGGTGCAACAGGAACAAATGCTGTATTCATGTGGGATGAATCAGAAGACAGATTTAAAATGGGATTCTCATCAGATGCACCAGGTTCAACAATTAATATTTCATCAAAAGCTATACTTGATGTTAAGTCAACTGAGGCAATGTATGCTGACTTGGCTGAGAAATATGAAAGTGATTTCTATTACGACACAGGTACAGTATTAATATTTGGTGGAGACAAAGAAGTAACAAGATGTACACATCTTGCAGATCCAAGAGTAGCAGGTGTTGTTTCTGAAAATCCAGCATACTGCATGAATGCTGAGTTAGGTAAAAACAGAGAAGTAACTGCGGTAACAGTAGCATTAAGAGGTAAGATACCTTGTAAAGTAGCAGGTAAAGTTTCAAAAGGCGATATACTTGTAACAATGGCAGGCACTGGCGAAACAGCTGGTTGTGCCACAGCACTTCACAAAGACTCAGCTCCAGTGGCTGGTTGGTGTGTAGTTGGTAAATCTTTAGAAGATAAAGACGACGCCGGTATTAGATTAATTAATATTGTTGTTTAATAATCATCTTTTTGATTTAATTTTTTATTCAATCTTTCAAAAATAACAAGATACTTTTTCATATCCTTTATCATCTCTTGTATATGATAATAGCTCATAGGATATTCAAATCCACTATGCAATTTTCTTGAATACTGATAATGTTTTTCAAGTTTAGTTAATTGATTAATATCAAAGTTAATATCATTAATAAATTTTTCATAAGCAATTTTATCTCTGAAAAAACTAAAAATTTGTTGATGTACAACATTTTCAAAATTGAATTCCATGGTCATTAACTCTTGTATTTCAAAATACATAGCACGAACAGGATTGATACCAGGACGATATTTTACTAATAATCCAGGTATTTTATATTCCATATTTTTAGTTTTTAATTCTTCATTTACATTAAAATACTTTTCTTCAAGACTTTTTCTTAACTTTAAATTTATATATATTTCATCATCTGCATGAAAATTATAATATGCAATATATGTTTCAAATAAATGATCAACTTGCTTTTTACTTAATCTAGAAAATTCTTTCGTAAATTTATTCTTATTATCTCCAACTCTTGCAAGAATGTCATTGAGTAAATCTGATTGTTTTTTATCACGCATCCAATGATTTAAAGCAATAGTAATTTGTAAATCTCGGATATCTAAAATTTTGTCCATACTAATATTTACTTACAAAATTAGATTTTTTTTAAGATAGTTTTTAGTTTTTTATTATTTTTAGGGCTTGATAATGTTTGATGTGCGCCTTTGTGTAAAGGTTCAGGATACTCACCAATGTCGGTCCAACAATAACCAGCACTTTCTCTATTCAGTACAGGTATAAATTCTTCACCAACAATTCCTACAAATGTATAATATGCAAAACTTTTATCTTTTGTTGTAAAAATATCTAATGGATGTATTTTATATGTTGGTGGAAAGTAACCCATTTCTTCAATTACTTCTCTACGTAGAGCGTCAAATGGTTGTTCATTAGCTTCAACTTTGCCACCCCAGAATGACCACGTATTAGAATGTTTTACATTCTTGGAACGTAAGTTCATTATTATTCTTTTTGTGTCTTTGGCAATAAAAGTTATGCCTACTGCTTTATACATTTCTAACTCGCATCTAGTTCGAGCTTCCAAAATCCTGGTTTGTATTGACCTTGGAAACTATCGATCCATGTAGTCCCAGTCCATTTGTACTGGCTCATAGATGTTTGGTTTGTTACATATTGTACAACATCTGTGTTTGAGCTGTCAAATGAAATAACCCAATCCGTTCCATTATATTCAATAATATCATTTGCTTTTGCCGAAAACGATGCACCCCAGGCCGCTGTTCCATTTGGAATCGAATCAACAAGTAAGTATCGTTGTCCTGTCATGGATACATCTAAATTATTACCTGGATATGATTCATGTGGATCTATAATTTTATCTACAGCAGATATTGTGTTATTTGGTAGTGTATCGCTATCAATAGTAAATGTAAGAAAGTTATCATTACTTGGATTAAATGCTACTGTTCCATATACATCTTCAGATTCATCTTCATGTGAACCAGATTGTCTTAAAATTAATCTTGATGAACCTTCATGTAATTCTCCATATTGTTGTAAGAATTTTTTCCAAGACATACCTTCGTTAACACCATTTGCATTTAGTAAAGCAACAGAATTACCTGTGACACTTATTTCAGCATTGTGTGGTGATGTAATTACTGTACCTGATTTTTCAAATGGATCAAAGAAACTTTCTATATTTGGATCAAAATTTAATTCTTCCATGTTATCAGTTTGTGTTACTCTTGAAATAATATTTTTAATAATTTGTGACTTTTGAACTTTAGCTGGTGGGTTGATCCATATAGGTAATTGGAAAGTCAATGATGAAATATCCAGTCCTGTATCAACACCTTGTGGTACACCTCTAGATGACCATTGTATATCAATCAACTCTAATACAGTTATTGAAGTCCAGTCAAAAACATTTTCAGTACTTTGTAATTCAATAGCTGGGTTAAACAATACTAAAATTTGTTCCATTAGTTGAAGTTTTTGTTCTGTGTTTGATGTCCACATATCTAATTGTATATTTAGATTATATGGAACAGGCATATATCTTTTTACTGTATATGTGTTACCAACTTCTTCTGTGTATTTTGAGTTTGTTTGATCGAATTGTCTTTCTGTTGTTGATACTGTACTAACTAATCTTGGTTCTTGCATCCTATCTCTAGCAGGTTGCATAGTTTGTATATGAAAAGTCATAAACGGTGCACTATTCATTGCGTTCTCAGAATTTTTTCTAAGAATATGTGCAACCATTCTTGACATATCGCCGTAACGTACAGGAACTTTTATAAGATCACTATTACCAGCCTTGTAAGCAAAGCTGTTGAATACTCTTGCAAATTGTAACAAGTATCTTCTTATTTGTTGATCATACCAGTATTGCATTTTAGTCCGCCTTTGGTTTTACTACTTTGCTCAAGAACTGTCTTTCTTTACCATCAGATGTGTTTGGACTTGAGAATGTATTGTTAATAAATGAATTTAGTACACTATTTGCCGCTGACCATGAACCACGCTTATCATCTTCAATTTTGATATATCGTGTTCCTTGTTTTCTAAATAGTCTTGCTGGTTGATAATCAGTTCTTAAAACATATTCGCCATCGTTAATTGAAGATGGGAAACTAGTACCTGTGTGTTTTATTTCAATACCATTTGGTGGTTTACCATCTGAATATGCAATAGATACTTTAGATGCATCTGATTCATCCAAGAACAAGTGTGCCGCATTCAATCCTGCAAATGGTACTTCTGCTTCTGCTTGTCTTACGATTCCATCTGAAATATCAATTTCGTCTTGATACGTTGATAATAAGTTTTTAATATCATCAGCATTTTCGCCTGTACCAAGTACATCTCTAAATTCTTGTGTATCTTGTAGAGCTTTAGCTTTTACTTTCCAAATATGCGGCCACCAACCTGGATCATAGCCTGCCGCTTCTCTAGAAGCATCTTCAACAACATAAAATTTTCTCATTGCACCAACTGGATTAGCTGGTGTAAATGATGATACTACAGCCGCCGCATTACTTTTACTACCTGCAACAGTTTCCCCTACTGTAAATTCACCTGTTGTTTCTACTCTAATGTATTTTCCTTCTGGGTTATAATTAATTACAGTACCTTCAACATTTGAAGAGCTCCCAACTACTGTTTCGCCTTTTTGAAATTTTAAGTTTGGTGCTGTTTGAATTGTAATAACTGAAAATTCTAAACCAGTGTTATCAACTCTGTGTGGTAATTCAAATACATCACCTGACATTAATCTTCTGCCAAGTCTTGAAATCATGTCATTTAAATGAAATGTAATTTGAACATCATCGTTTGTTTGAAATAAACCAAATTGAGATAAATCAAAATCAGCATCAGCTACAGTATATACTCCACGTAGTTCAAATACATCAGGATCATATTTTCTATCTCTGTTTTCTAATAGAAGTAAGTCTTGAACATTGTTAGGTCCAACAACTTTATTTTCAGGCAGAGAGCTATCATCACTGTTTGTGTTTTGTTCCGGGCCAAGATATTTGTGTACTAATACACCGGTGCCACCGATTTCAAAATGTTCTCGTATGACACGATCTATAAAAGTATAATCTTTTCCGCGATCTGGTTTCCAAAGACTCAATTTAGGCATATTTTAATCCATTTAATATATAGTTTATTTATTTAGAACTATATACAGATGATTGACAAATATTTAGAGACGTGCTATCCTAGGTACAATAATGGTGAAAAAACGTATGAAAACTGATAAACTTTTAATGGACATCCCAGAGTTTTTAAAAAGACAAGCAGGAGAACCACCTACGATTATTGAAACAAACGAAGTAAAACCACAACCAAAAACGGAAGAAAAGCCAGTGATCAAAGAAGTTGAACAAATTGAAAAACCAAAAAGACCTAGTATACAAGAACGTATGCGATCTAATTTTATTGGTTGGATGTGTGATCTAGATGATATTTACGAGCCAATATGGGCTTTGGGTAAACCATTAGGTAAATTTGATGCTTATAAATTTTATAGAGATAAAAAGATAGGCGGAAATTATATGAAGATGTTTATTGCTGATGCAGAGCTACGAAGGAAAGAAATGCAAATAGCACTGGAATCAGTTAGCATAGCAGAAAAAGATAGAAACCAAGAACAACAAGATCATGCAGAAGCATTTGGAAATTATTCAAAACCAGAATTAAAAAAGTTTATTACGTTTTGGGATAAGGTAATTACTGATGCTGAGAAGTGGGAAAACTTTTGTAAAGCAAATCGTAAGCCTAGAAAAGTAAAACCACCTACACCAGAAAAGATTGTTAAAAAGTTACGTTATATGCCAGAGCATAAATCCTGGGGTGTTAAAAGCATAAATCCGGTGGAAATTTTAGAATCTAAGGTGTTAGTAGCCATAAATGCCACAACTAGAAAACTAATGGTATTTGTATGCGATAACTTACATGGAATAAAAGTTAATGGTAATCAAATATCAAATTGGGACTTAGAACGTTCAACAATGAAGACGTTAGCAGATCCACAAACTACACTAAAAGAAATATCAGAGAAGCAAGGCTGGCGTCAAATGTTGAATATTATTGATGCACTTCCTGGTAAAAAATACGAGCCTATACCTAAGTTTCATAAGAATATCATACTACTAAAAGCCATAAAACAGTACGGTTAAATATTAGTATGAAAAAGACTGACTACGATCAACTAGTGAAAGACTACGGCAAAAATTTCTGCCCACTACCATTCACAGAAATAGCAAACACGGCACAAGGAATGACAAAGTTATGTTGCTATTCTGATGGACTAACTGATGATATCACAAAAGAATATGGCAGTCTTTTACAAGGTTGGGTACATGATAAAAAGTTAAATGAAGCAAGACAGATGATGCTCAAAGACCAACATCAACCATTATGCAAGAGATGTACAGACTATGAAGATCGCGGCGCATATACTATGAGTAAAAGGGTAAATGCAATTACAAATCTTGCTAAAAATAATCCTAGGTTAATGAGTGAAATAAAAAGAAGAGGTGCAAAAAGAATTGTATCTTTAGATATTAAGTTTGGTAACAAATGTAACTTGGCTTGTATTATGTGTAATAGTCATTCGTCATCACTACATTTGAAAGAAGAAATAAGAAATCCTTACCCAGAGAACGTAAAAGAGTTTATGGAGGCTACAGGAAGTTTTACAGACTTTAGAGAACAACACATTGAAGAAATGTTAACCTTTGCATCATCGTTAAGAAGAATAAAAATGACAGGTGGCGAACCTTTACTATTGCCAGGTGCAATTAAATTTTTAGATAAGTTATCAAAAACATCTTATGCTAAAAATATTACAATAGTATTAGTTACAAATGGAACAACTGATATAACAAAGTTAGTAGACATGATGTCAAGATTTAAAGTTTTTGATGTTCATGCTTCTGTAGATGGATTAGGAACAACATTTGACTATATACGTTGGCCTGCTAAATGGTCAAAGATATCTTACAACTATGAGACCTTTATAGAAGCATATAAACAAAAAGGGTACAATAATATACGTACCGAGCTAAACCCCGCTGTACAGTTCTTAAATTTAGCACAACTGCCCGATATATTGCAGTATGGGTCTGATGTTGGTTTTACTATGTGGCATCCTATATTAGTTAATAAACCATTGCCATTACATTGGGGACTAGTGCCAGAAAAAATTAGATTTGAAGTATTAGAAAAACTAGAAGATATAAGTAATTTGCCTTATATGTCAACACCAATGAATCATACAAACTTATTAGGCATAAAAAATATATTAAAATCTGATGTAAATTTAAAAGGTGTCAGTATTAAAAACACTATGCATCTCATAAATTATTATGATAAAGCAAGAAAATATTCAGCAAAAGATATGTGTTACAGATTTGAGGATTTAGTTAATGTTTAGTTTATTAGATAGAATGGAAGAACTAGAACTTGAAATTACTTCAAAGTGTAATGCAAGATGTCCAGGCTGTTCGAGAACAGTTGATGGCGAAACGACTCCGGACATTCATGTACAAGATTTTCCGTATGAAGATTTTGTTAAAGGTGTACCTCCTCATGTAATTAAAGGTAAAGATATGTTATTCAGTGGTGTGTATGGTGATCCTGTAATGCACAAAGATTTAGATAAAATTGTTGATTACTTAATTGAGTCAGGAGCAAGAAGAGTTCATATACAAACAAATGGCGGAATTCAAACAACAGATTGGTGGGCCAAGTTAGGTAGTAAATGTAAAAAAGTAAATGGTATACAGAGATTAAAAGTATATTGGAACTTAGATGGTCACAGAGAAACAAATCATTTTTATAGAGTAAATGTAAACTTTGACAAAGCAATAAACAATATGAGAGCATATATGGA